CAATTCAAAGCCTATTTGATGTTACCACAAATTATAATAGAAAAAATACTATCTAAATTAATCAAATTGGTTCCTTATCTTAATATAAAATATGATGAATTAGCAGCTAAAATAGATTTTGATAGAGCTTTTGAACCATACATAGTTAAAAATGAACCAAAAAAATTAACTCTTAATGATATAGAAAATATAACATTAAGAAACAGTTTAAAAGTAACTGGATTATTTAATAACTGGAACGTATATTTTTTAAGAACAACTAAAGATCTATCAAGTTCAGTTGAAAAAGATAAAAACGTTCTATATATTTCAAAAGAAGAAATGAAAAAAGGAGATAAATATTTTGGTGAAAGATTAAGTGTAGATAACGATAATCAGATGTACATAATGTTTGCTATTAAATCTCATAGACACGACGATATGAGAAAAGAAAGAGATATTGCTTATAATAAAAAGGAAAATAAAGAATTAGAAAAAGCCGTTAATGCAGCTATTAAAGAAAATAGATATAAAAGAAGTAGATCATTTACAGGTGAATGGAATAATGATCCAATACTATTCAAAGTTGTTAGAGCAAATAGATTAGACCTTTTTAATAAAATAATGAATGTAGTATCAAAAGACGAAGCAAAAGAATTAATATCAATGAAAATAAATTCTGATGGCTGGGAAGATAATTATTATGGAAAATCTATATTAAAAGACTCTAAATCTGAAGAAATGACAAACTCTATAAACTCAATTCTATATACTCCAGAAGAATTAGAAGAAATGGAATTCAAGAATAACTTAACTAAGTTTAATTTATAAATTAAACTTATTTCCAATGTCTTTCATATTATAAACATTAATAATTTTACAGTAATAAATTTGTGTAAATTTTACACCTAAATATTCATTATGCGCTTTTACTTTAGCTGTTAGTTTTACCGTATCACCATTTTTCACATCTTGACCAATATCATAAGTTGAATATTTATTACCTTTTTCATCAATCAATTTACATTGCATTTGATTTTTATTATTATAAGCACTTGGAACTTTTAAAGCACCATATACATCAGCTTCAATTGTTATTTTATCACCAATATTACCAATAAATTCACTTGGACTTTTTTCACGATTTTTTTTGGTAACAGTTTCATAATAAAGTGCAGTATAATATTTTATCTTATCAATCATTATAGGATCATTTCCTTGATAATGATTTTCTTTAGAAAGCCAAACTATATACGTTGGATCTTCTACAAAAACCTCACCAATTGTCTCTCCACGATGCTTACCACCTGAAAAAATTTCAGATTTTGCAGCTTGAAACATACCAGCTTTTGTTCCGGTTCTATCAATAATAACTGGTATTCTACCAGCAGCTTTCTTAGCCTTCTCAACTGCGGTCATAAAATCTGTACTTAGATTTGAAATAAAATGACTACCCCTAAGACTCTCTTTCCAGAAAGTATAATAAACTGAGTATCTACCAGTTATATCTATCAGAAAATGACCATTTTTGTAATCCCAATCAGAATCAATACCTTTTTCTAAATATTCTTCAGCTTCTTTAACTTCTACATCTGTTGGTTGATGTAAAGATGTCATTTTTTGACCTTCGTTGAATTGATTATATTTTTTTATCATATATTATATTTATATAATTCTTGTTTTACTTTATATTCTTCTATTTCTTTTTTTGTTAATAATCTTATAATATTACTTTCACGAATAATAAGGCAACCATTCATATTAGAAAAATGTACGTCATAATATTGTACTTCACAATCACCATAACGTATTTCATATATTAATACAAATGATTCAATTTTAAAATTTCCGTTATCATCTATTATATCATATTCCTTATTTACTAAATTCAAATCTAATAAAACATAATCTCCTATATTATATTTATATTTTAATTTGAATTGATTATATTTTTTTATCTTCATAATATTTTATACAACGATTTATCTCCTTTTGTAGTTTATTTGGGACAATTGGTTTTTGGACATAAAATAAAATTCCCATTTCTTTAATCTTTTTAACAATTTGATTTCCGCCAGCGGTTACAATTATAATAGGTATATTAAAATTCTCTTGAATATATTCAATAGTTTCATAGCCATCCATTTGTGGCATAAATATATCTAATAATATAATATCTGGCAAATCTTGTCTAATACAAGTGATAGCATCAATTCCATTTATTGCAACTTGAGTATAATATCCTAATTTTTGGGCTATTGATTGTTGAATTATTGAACTATCAGAATCATCATCAACTATAAGTATTTTATTGTTCATAAATATTATTTAATTTATATTTATATATAAATAATTTTAAACAAAAATTAAAAAAAAATCTATACTTATAAAAATAATTATATTCATGAACATAGTTGCCACGCCTGACGATATTTTACGTCGTTGCCTTTTTTCTGATTTTAAGAGATTTGTATTAAAAGATAAATCAGAAGCTGAAATTCAGCTATTAGTAAAAGAAAATAAGCCTATATCATTATCTGAAAATGATGCATATGCTATTGGTTTGCTTAAAGTTATAGAAACAGATAATTTAATTCATAGATTTATGGTACACATGAAAGAAATAATAAACATTAAATCTACTATCTTTGATAAAAATGTATATATTTCTGTTAGAATAATTGAAAATGAATTGGAAAGTTTTAAGAAAAGATTTCCAGAGTATTGGATTGCTGATTCTGTTTATGAAAAATCAATTGCTGAAGTTATTGAGCATATTAATAAATCACAAGCGTTAATTAAAACTTTTGAAATTTTTGAATTCAAAATTAAAGATAAGAAAGTTAGGTACTTCTCATCAAAGGATATTAAAAAAATGATTGAAAACTAAAAAAAGCCTCTTTAAGAGGCTTTTTTATTATAATTTAATCTTACTAATTATTATTTTTTCAATATATTCAGAATAATTCTCTATTCCATTCTCTAAACAATATTTTTGCCACAATTTATACACATCAGGATCAATAGCAATTGTTATTGTTTTTCTTTTTTTATTCTCTGGTACAGTTTTTCTAACCATAATTTTTATTTTAATATAATTTAAAAATAATTAAAAGTTTATTTTTAGTTATATTGTTGATAATTAAATATTTGGTTAAAAGTTGATGTAAAATTGATGTTTTTTGACTTTAAAATATTTATATATAGAATAAAACAATTTATTATGAGAAGAAAAATAGAAAAAAAGAAAATGACATTTTCAATATCATTGGATGTTGATGTATTAAAAATTATAAATGAAACTATAGCCAACAGATCAAAATATATTCAGAATTGCATAATAGAAGAAATGTGCAAAAGTTTAGAAATAAAGGAAGAACTTACAAATAAAAAAATTATATTATGATAATAAGTGAATTTGCAAACGTGAAAATAGGTTCTAAAAATTTTTTATATTATAAAAATCTTAGATATCAAGTTAAATATGGCAATGAAATTGAAGTAAAAATTGAACATCTACCATCAAAAACAAAAGTTATAGTTAAAGCAAAATGTGATATTTGTGGAGAAATAAAAGAACTAGAATATCGTTCTTATCTAAAAAATATATCAAAGTATCCATTATATTGCTGTAATACATCTTGTGCAAAAATTAAAGAAAACAAAACAAAAATGGAAATATATGGTGATAATTATGAATCTATTAGAGTAAATAATATGAAAAAAACTAATAAAGAAAGATATGGTAATGAAAATGCTTCGCAGGTTTTTAGAAGAGAAAAAGATCAGACTGTTTTCATAAATCAATTAAAAAAAATTTATGAAAAAGAGGATTTTGATTATTCTAAAGTTAATTATATAAACAATTATACTAAAGTTGAAATTATATGCAAAATACATGGATCATTTGAAAAAAGACCAAATGAATTGTTATTAGGTCAAAATTGTCAAAAATGTGGTAATATTAAACATAGATTGAATATAATAAAAAGAATATCCGAAAATAAATTTAATGGTAATCAAATTTTTCCATTTTTTAATGAAAAAGGATGTGTAGAATTTGATAACATAAGTAAAAAAGAAAATATTCATATTCAGCATGCAATGAATGGTGGCGAATATTATATAAAAGAACTAGGATATTGGTTAGATGGATATGATAAAATAAATAATGTTGTATATGAATATGACGAAAAATATCACTTTACAGAAAAACAAATAATTAAAGACATAAATAGACAAAGTGAAATAGAGTCTTTTTTAAAATGCAAATTTATAAGAATTAAAGATTTTATAATTTAATTTTTAGTTCCTCATGAGGATATTGTTGCTTAACATAAACTTCAGCTTTTCTTGATTCATATTGATTCCATAATATAGTTTTAAAATCAGCATGAAATATATCAACAATATCAAAAACAATCAATTTTGTTTTCTCATTATGTAAACGAAGACCTCTACCAATTGATTGGCGAATCAACTTAGGCTCACGGAAACTGTCTGCAAACACTATATTAGTAATAGCTTTCACACTAACACCAGTCGAGAATACACCAAAACTTGCTATAAGTATTTTTGGATTAGCAGAAGTGTCCTCCATTTGCTTTTTTATATATTCCCTTTTCTCAGTAGAAGTTTGTCCATCAATATAATAAACATCCTTACCAACACAATTATCTTTTATATAATTATATAACTCTGTACCATAAACAATAGTGTGAAATAATATTAATGAATTTTGTTTAAATTTATCAACTAAATTTTTAACAAATACCTTTCTTTTAATAGAATTATGAATATACTCACGTTCAAGAGTGTACGCAGATTTGCCATCACCTCTCTTTTTAATATTATATACTCCCTCAGCAAATTTACGATTTTCATGATGAAGAAGAATAGCTTTAACCTTAAGATCAGATATAAGACCCTTATCTATTAATTTCTTCGCACTTATGTTAATTAATTTAGGACCTAAAAGAGATTGAATAGTTAATATTTCAACTGAAATATCTGAAGGATAAGACCCACTCATTCCAAACCTAATTTTAGCACTACCAAAAGTTTTTGTTAAAATTTCTATAAGAGTATTTGCTTTTGCTGTATGTGCCTCATCACAAGCCACAACCGTAAATTGCTTGAACCATTCTCTAGGATATTTCTCCAATGATTGATAAGTACCAATATATATATTAGGTTTTTTTTCCTCTTCCCTATATTTTCTTGGTTTGTCACTCATAACCTCATCAATTCTGATATCTAAAGGCAACTTATTATCACTATTAAACCCATAATTATAATCACCTAAATCATTATAAAATTGCGTGACTAAAGAGATACTAGGAACTATTAATAAGAATTTGGAATTAGGATCAATATGTGTTAAATAATAAAAAAGTAACGTGCCAAAAACCAATGATTTTCCTCCAGCAGTTGCAATTTCAACAATTCCAAATTGATGTTTTAATATCTGAAAAATAGCATCTACTTGATGCTCATATGGTACAAAATCTTTACCATCTGAAGTTTTATGATCTTTATAAAATTCATTCACAAATTCTTGTACGTGATCTTTTGTTATTTCATTATTACGTGGAAATTGTTCTTTATTCTCTATAATAAAAGGATAACCATATTCTTTACAACATTTATAAACTTCTTGCCATAACCCAAAATTAATCACTCCATCAGAAAAATATGAAATGTCACCATTCCAAACACCTAATTTAAATCTTTTCATAAAGCGATAATTGTGTACCTTTCGTGTTAAATATAATTTTAATTGATTATACTCACCTTTAGTTGATTCTATTAAAATTAATTTACTATTATCTTGGTTAAGCTTGAACTTCATTCAATTTTTTTAATTTTTCTTTCCTAAGCTGTATTATAAATAAATCAACAGCATCATCAACAATATTACTGTCATATAATTCAGTCATTGTTACTGGTGGATATCTCATAAAACTACCATCATTACCTTCAACTATCACTGATGGTTTCCATGTATTTTCATCAATTGGTATTATTATTTCAATACCTAATTCTTCTAATCTTTCTTTTGTATATTTTATGCCGTACATTTAAGAATTTAATCGTTCTTTAATTGATATATAATCTCGAGCCAATTTAATTACATCTTCTTCTGGTGTTGCACTTGATATATCAAATTTATATTCTTTACTTTTATACGTTGCTAGAATTCTAGTATGATTATCATCTTTTTCTAATACTACAATTTGAATTTCTTCCATTTAATTAATTAATTTTTTTAATTTATTCAATTTTTCTATTCTAATTTTTCTTTTAATATAATAATTAGAATAATTTTTAACATATTCTAACTCATAATCAAACTTATCATCATAATTAAATAAAGTTTTATTATACATTTTATTTATTATTTCAAAAACATCATCATTAGTTATATCAATCACTTTTAATATTCGGAGTATCACTGCTAAAATAAGTAAATTAATATCATCACTATTTAAATCATTATCAGTAATATAATCACAAGCATAATAAAACATTTGTTGATAATATTCTTTATTTTTTTTTTGACTTTTTGATAAAAAACCTTTCCATGCTTTATTTTCTTTAAATTCTTTAACAAATGCCATAATTAATATCCTCCTAAAATATTTGCAAGTTCTATTCTATCTTTAACAGCAAAATTTATAGATTCTAAATTTTTAGATGTATCCTTTAAAAAATTAACATGTTCATCCAACTCATCTATAAATGATTGATGTTCAGATAAATCGGCTTCTATCAATCTAAGTTTTTCGGTTCCAGAAGTTTTAACTTGATAAGATGTTGCATAGAATTCAAATTTTGCTTTATGTAAAACCTTCATTTTAGCAACTAATTTATATATTTTAACTGTATATACCTTAACCTCTTCAATAACACTTTGTCTATGACTAATTGCTTCGGCTTTCACATCAACAATAGTTGCAATATCGCCTTTTAATCTTGCACTTAAATTTTTAACAATAACATTCCACTCTTTTGTTGATTCTATCATTTTCTTAGACATATCTTTACGTGAATCAATTTTTTCTTCTTCAGGCATAGTTATTCATTATTTTTTATTATATATTGTTTAATTGTATATTAGTTTAGATTTTTGTAAAATTAAGGTTAAAATAATAATCAAAACTATATTGAGTTGATGATTTTGATTGGTTATACTGAATAGTAATAATATCAAACTTATAAGGGTCATAATTAATAACACTTTTATTAATCAAATTTTCTGATTTATATACACTAACATCAAAAGTTGGATTATATTGTAGCATTATATTATCATAAATAGTTTGTTGTTTAATATCATAATATCCAACATAAAAATCTATTTTATCTAATCTATATCGTCCAAATATATTATTTGTAACATATTCATAAATAGCATTATTTATATTATTAGAATATACTTCATTAGCATTTATAATCTTAAACACTCTTTGTTCTTTAATTTTAAAAAATAAGTAATCTTTTAATATAGCTGAGCCATTTATAATTATCTGCCATCTTGTGTTATCACTTAAATTAGATGTTGTTTGAGTATATAATGATATATTTTGATTATTACCTTTTAAATCTGTTAAATTCTCATAAAATTGAGTTTCCCAAATTTCTGGTATTGTATCTTTATCATAATATTGATAACCATCATTATAATTACCAACTACTTGACTAAAATTTATAGAATCATCATTAATAACAATATTATCTTCAGAGTAAATAATTTTTCCACCGAAAAATGTACGTAACTCAGTTTGATTCATAGTACCAGGAACCGAATTCACACTAAATTTTTTTAACATTAAATTGCTCTTCATAAATTAGTCTAATTGTTTTGTTTGAATTGGATCAATAATATAATCAATATTATTGAGATTTGCAAAAGCCATCTTATTTATATTTTGATCTAAATTGGTTAAAATATAAAAATCTTTATCCCAAGATGAATTAAATATAAATCTTGAGCCATAAGAATAACCATACTCATCAACCATTGGATAAATAGATTTATCAGTATCTGTATCTTTTAATTTTAATGGTGATAAATTTGGATTAATTTTTGAATAAACTAATTCTTCTATCATACCAAAATTTTCAAAAGATGTATCAAATTTATAATTTGAATCCCATTGTTTAATACTTGTTCCTGTATATAAATATATATTATTAAATATAGGAATATCTGTAAATATTGGTTCATAACTACCATTATATCTATAAATTACATTATTTGTTGATACTGCATTTGATGCAAAAACAGTATTCATATTATTTTCTTGAATATTTAAATTCATATATCTTGCTAACGGTTCGATAACATTGTATTTTTGTTTTTGATTTGAATCATAAAATGTTTCATAATCACCATAAATATTAGAAGATGGTCCTTTTATTGAACCTTTTATATAAGATTGCTTTTTTGTTTCTAATAATTCTGGGTCATTAACAGTTAAAATAAATGGTGGATCTGCTTTTCCCCAATTTGTACCAATCATTGTACAGCCAGAATTAAAAATATTTATTGGTCCAGTTGATCCTAAAACACCTTTAGAATCAAAATAATAATATGTTATACCAGACTCAAATTCTGATAATGTATTCATATCATCAAAGGCATCATTAAAATTAGCCGCCGTAATTAATGCTGGGTCATATTCTATTGCAGTAGCAGGATAAATTAAACTATTACCAACAAGTGTTTTAGAATTATAAAATCCATATTTTTCACCAAAAACAGGAACATTATTTAAATTAATAAAAGAAGTTTGTATAGGTATTATAACATTAATAACAATTAAAATATTTTTAAATACGTCATTTAAGAAAACATGAATTCCGTTAGTTCCACTATCTATTATATTATTACTATCTATTATTCCATTTTCATATAATCCAATATATGTAATACCACTATAATAATCATACACATCATTCAATATAATTGAAAATTTATAATCATTATAATTCTTACTATAATCTGAAATAATATTTAATATTTTACCAGAAGTATCTCTTGATATCTTATTTATATTAACTGCACTAAAATTTAAGCCTTTAAATAATGTAGATGATGATGAATATACATCACCAGATTGAAAAGTTGAATACTTTAAGGTTGCTCCAGTATAAAGTAATTCATTTACCGAAAATAAATGTTTATTTTTGAAAAAATAATTAAAATAATTCACATCTTTGTTTAAATATAAATCTAAATCAAATTTATTATTAATCATAAAATCGGTTTCAATATTAGTAGTTTGATTTAAATATCTAACAATATTTCCAGTACTACCAGAAAAGAAATTACCTATTCTATAAAAATAATCTAAATTTTTTTCGGTTTCGTGTGGCACATTACTTTTAGAATCACACGCACTATTATAAATATCTCCAACATCTATTGAATTATTTAATTTATAAGGATAATCACAATTAGAATTTGAGCCAGCATACCCCCATTTAACAACCGATTGATTTTTTCTCCAAATTCCTGTCAAATCGTTAAATGAAATTTCAAATAACTCATCATCAGAAACATATTCAGATGAAACATTCATAATTTGATATTGTCCATCTTCACCTCTTGGATGTGTCATAAAACTTTTATTTAGAACTGAGATATCAGTATAATCAACAGCATATAATTTATGTTCATTAGTTACATGATAAATATCTTTTTCATAATCAAAATCAGCAAAATGAGTATTAACTCTATTAAAATCAAAATCTTTAATATCACTAAATTTTAATCTATAAACAGGATAAACAATTGGCTTAACACCATATGAATATATTGGCTTTGTATTATAATATTTACTATTTTTTCCACCTTTCCAATATTCTAATTTATCTGGATAAGAATTTATAGCATAATCACTCTGAACAAAATACTCATCACCTCTTTTCTTTAATATATGATAAATACCATCAATATTAATTATATAAAGGTCACCAAACATAGATTTAAGCTCACCATTATCATAATATGAATCTATATTAAATCCAGAAGTATATCCGGAAATAAAATTAGTATATCCAGATGTGTTTCCAATTCTATTACAATTATAATCATAATCTTTATCCATATAATTAATAAAACATGATCTATCATTAACAGTACTAAATGTGACAGCACTCATATCAAATGTGCTAATTACTTGATAATTATAAACCAACCCATTTGGAATTCTATTAACTTGATAAAATTGGTCGTTATATTGAATCCAATATGTTTTATTTGTATAAAATCCTTCAACAAAAGGGGAATCTGTAATTTTTGTTGTCCCACTCATAAAAATATTATTCTTCAATGATAGTCCTGGTTTCAAATCAGGTGTTACATAGGATGTCAGATTTGTTATAAATTCTAATTTATCAATGTAAAATCCATAATACCTATTTAATGAATAATTTTTAATATTATCTGGTGTTGCCGGAACATCATTAAATAAAAACTTCATATTTAATATATGTGGAAAAATTAAATCATTACTTCTAAATGAATCTAATATTTCTTTTTCTAATTTAAAATGTGGTTGTTCATAATATAATATTTCTTGTAAAAATTTAGATTTAGAAGTATAAAATCCATTAACATAATCTATACCATAAAATTTAGAATATTCATATTGCTTAAAATTTAATTCAAATGAATTTTCTGGAAATAAATCATTATTTGTATAATTATTATATAAGAAATAACCTATATCACTTTGATATCTCATATCAGAAAAACTAACACATTTCCATTTATCAACAATTTGAGAATAAAAATTATCCTTATTTAATTTACTTACACTAAAATCATTATATTCTTCTTCGTATGGTGTAGGATCGTCAACTCTTAATATTATAAACCCTTCAGGTAAATTATTTTTTTTTATAAATAATGGCGCTAAATATTCATAATCTTCATTATACCAATTATCCTCAACTGACTTAGCACCAGACCAATAAATATCATCAAATTGCTGACTATATTTAGAAAATGTAGTATCATTATCAGAATCATATTTAACATCAAATGCTATTTGTGATGATAATCCATCATAAAACTTAATAATCTGATCATCTAATAAATTATTTTTATTTAATAAAAAATGTTTAAATTTTTGATCTGATAATTGTTTATTGGTATCAAATGATTCTAAATATAAATTGTAATCAGAAGCAACAACTAACTTAACATTAGTTGTCAATGCTGGATTTGTTCTTAAAAGTTGAAAGCTATTATTAATCATTCATATAGTTATTTTTAAAGCATTGTTGATGTATTAGGGCTATTGAGAGTTCTTGTTGTGTAAGTTTTATTTCTAAATATTTGAAAATTAACTTCAAATTCAAATGGCCTACTTAAATTTTCTGGTTCTAAAAATATTCTTAATTTTCTAGTTACAGGGGTTGATGTTGATAAAGTTGATGGAAAAGTAACTTTATCATTTGTTCCACCAGATAATTTAAAGAAAATTTTAATTGGTAATGTGAATTTTGTACTAGCATTTATTAATTTAACTCCACCAACATCTGAATATACATAATTGTTAATATTATCAATATATGGATGAACAGTAACAGGAAAATCAGATTGATAATTAGCATCAGGAAGAGTAATTGTCAATCCAGTCCAACTAACACCACTAGTTACAGTAGAGTCAAACAAATCAATTGTAGATCCAGATGCAACACCAAGATTCCATTTATTAGAATAAAGTGAATTTCCTCTATCATCAACAGTAGAACCGGATCTATATATAGGATCAGTGCCAGAAGAATCAGATACCCAAATAAATTGATTATCAACTTGCTGATTTAACTGATCAGACGAATCAACATATGCTGCTAATGACCCATTTGCAATAGCGGTATTATAAAATCTATTATCACCAACTGTAGAAGGTACGTATTTTCTATATGAAAGTAAACCAAGTTGGTTACTAGTAGAAATATTTTCAAATTGTAAATAATAATCATCAATAGAATAAATATTATTATAATAAGTTCTCGATGTGCCGCCAAATAATGTGGCATATTCTTCACAACGAACTGCAACATTAACTGAAGCACCATTTGCTATTAAAATTTCATTTGAATTTTTAAGTAATTTAACAACAAGTTCACCTTTAGCAAGCAATATAGTTTGTTCAAGTGTTGATATTTTATCAGTTAATAATTTTAAATAAGCATTTAACATAATGACATTACCATTGGCATCCTTAAAAGATGTACCCAAATTAACATCTTGATGTGCAACATATAAATCATTAACATTATATGATTGTTGTAAATGTGTTGTCAATCCCATAGAATTAAAATTACTTAATAATTGAGATGAAATTTGATCAGTTTGTGCGTTTTGTAAAATAGTAGAACTATCATTACCAACTTGTGCTAAATCATCTGGGAATTCTATTGTTAATATATCACTCCAATCAGATTCAAGAGGAGCATTTGGCCAACCAACTTCTGATATTGATTTAACTCTAATATCAACTTTTTCATTTTGCTGTATTGAAACATCTAATTGATTTATATTTGGAGCATTAGCATCAGTAACATCTTCCACATTCCAAGTCCAAACATCTAGCGCACTATTATAAGTTCTTCCTCTTACATCACTTGAAAATTGATTCCAATTAGAAAAATATCCAGTTACAGTTGAATTTTGAGTTGAAACACTAGGATTAGTATATGCTTTAGATTGGTCTAAGACATCTCCAGTTGAGGTAGCATTTGTATAAATTGTTTGTGTCATGTTTAAATTAAAACCTTCTGTGGTGGGTTCTGAACCACCTTTGGCGCTATATCTATATTGAACCTTAAATTGTATCACCTCTTGTTTTTGTTGCTGTCCTGATGTTGTAACAACAATTGGTGCTGGAAAACTCCAAAATCCACGAATTCTGAATTTTGGTGTTTCAGTTGAAGATGATCCAGTATTTTCTGCGCTAATTTTATTTACAATAGACGTATATAATTTCGTTTGTGAATTTTGCTGATCAATTAAAGAATTTAATTGATTTTGTGCAGCTTGTTTATCAGAAACCGATTTATATTGTTTAGTGCTAACTTCCTTAGTTTTTTGCGTAATAGCGTCATTCAATTGACTTAATTGTGAATTAACAGATGTTTTTTGTGATTGTAATGCTTTTAACTTCGCTGAATTTGCAGTATTTGTCAAATGTGTATTAATTTGTACAACTTTAAAATTAGTACTATCTAAAGTAAGAACATTTGGTGTAGAACCGAATTTACTAGGAATATTTTTAACAATCATATCCTTTAATACTGATCCATAATCATATACAGTTTCACTATAATATTTATTCATTGAAACTGTATTATTAGTATCTAATACTAAATCATTACTATAAAAACAAGTACCATATGACCAAGTTGATGCTACTATACCAGAATCTGTATTAATTGGCTTAACAAAAACTACATTATATTCATCATAACCAATTGTCACTTTAATTGATTTATTAGATAATGTTGGACTATAAAATTTTAACGCTTTTGAAATAATTGGCACAGGCTCTAAACCTTCAGTTCTTTCTAAAATAACTCTAAAATTAGATTTAGCTGTACTAATCTCTTTAATTTTCCATTTTGTTGATGAATTTTTTTTATTAATAATTAATTCATCACCAATTGCTAAAGTATTTGTATTACCAGAATAATCGTAATATGTAATTGAACCTAACGCATACCATAATTTTTTATTAATAGTGTCATTATCAACGCCAACAACATCAAAAGTACCATAATATTGTAATTTCTCATAATCTAAATCAAATTGCTGTTCATCATAAGGCTGATTAGAAAACATCACACCATAATTTTTTGGATTACCATACCAAGTTGTTAAATCATCAATACTTATATTATTTTTATTTAAAAATCTATTTTCAAAATCTTTTTTAGATGTTAAACCATCTGTAGTATAATTTCCAGATGTATCTTTTTGAAATTTAATAATATATCTGCGAGATAATACTTTATTAACTTTTATATCTATTTGATCGGTTAAATCAAGTTCAACCGCTAGCATAGGATTAGACAACGATTCAAAAAATGAATTATTAATTGATGTAAATTTTGATACTGTATTTAAATTATCAATTGGATCTGGCTCACGGTTTAAGTCATCAACATAAACCCTTCTCATAGTTGTACCATCTGATACATATGCAGTTGAGTCTGCTAAACCAGCTAGTTTTCTAATATTTCTATTAGCGATATCTAATTCATTTTTTAATTGACCAACTGTTGGAAATTGATATGTTGATGATGTTCCATCACTATTCATTAAATTAACACTAACAACCGAATTTCTATTAGTTACAACATCATTTAATTTGGTTATAACTTCAATTGAATTCTTATTTAATAATGCTAATTGTTCTGCAAAAGATACAAAGGTGTTTTTCTGATTTATCATTTTGAACGATTTAATTTTTTATTATATATAAAAAAATTAACTCTACAAAATATTTTTTACTATTAAATGAAACACCTTTGTAAATTAATAATAGTTATTATCTTCTATTACTTTACTTTTTTTCTTTAATGCCACAATTCCTTGACCATCTGTTAATTGCTCAATAACATTATAATATTTTAAAGTCATTTGATAATCTTCTCTATTAAAATCATGTATCATTACAATAACATTTTCATCTATCATATCATATATTGCTTTAGCACAATATTTTCTTGCTCTTCCATCTATTAACACTTTAGTAAATTTCAAATTATTATTTTTTGGAAATTCAATATAATTCTTAAATTGTTCATATCTACATGGAATTGGATCTGGTGTATGTGCTGCAATATAATTCAATTCAATATTTTCTATATTGTAATTATCAACAGCAATTTGAATATTATTAATCCAATCTTTATCATGCTCAATAGATATTACTTTTTTTACTAATCCAGAAAAATATAAGGTAGAATTACCTGAACCCCATTCTAAAAAAATATCATCTTTATTCAAATATTTTTCAATAAACTCATATTCATATTTGTGCATTAGTGGTGTAAAAAAACTTAATTTATTCATATTTTATTTTTATTTTTATAAATTTAAACCAATAAATTTATTTTATCTATCAAATCCTGAGACATCCAATTCTTATATTCTCCAACCACGCCTTTACCAGGATTAAAATTTGGTAAATTTTTATCATTAACATTAGGTATTACATCCCCAATTTTTTTACCAATATAATTTTCAATTATCAATTTTTGATTATTAAAATCTAATAATATATCTTCATAATTCAACACAAGCATATTATCCTTATATTTCATCCATCCATCAATATGTAATTTCCACCTATTTACATAATTTTCAGGCTCAATTATAACATGAGGATCTGGTGAATATGGCAGCAAAAAATCTCTACCAATATCATCAGGTTTACTAAAAATCCAATCTTCAAATTTTGGAAATCTATCTAAATCTTTAGGAAATGGTATAAACTTATAATAACTAACCAAAACATCTTTAACATCTCTTTTTAAATAAATAACTTTATACTTCTCAAATAAAAAATCTAAATAAGACAAAACAAATTCAACTTGATGATGTGATTTACAAACTATATTTTCAATATACGAATTAACAACAATATCTTTATATGTATAATGTTTATAGTTTTCTAAAGTATATGGTATAGACTGTGGAATAAAACCAATAGTATGAAATTCTCCATTCTTATCATAATTTATTAAATTTATTAGCAAGTGAGTACCTGACCGTTCGTGAGTTATTACTATTATTGGCTTCATTTATATTTTAAAATTATTTCCTTACATTTTTTAATAAATTGATATGCATTTATTTTATCTTGAGTTGCAATATCAAAAAATCGTATTTCAAATTGATGATATAGCCAATCATCATATGTTGTACCATTACCATACCGTTTATTTAAACATTTCCATTTTTTATTTAATGACGAAGTTATTTCAAATAATTTTACATTCACGCCATATTTTGGAGCAACCCAACTAAATTCACCACCACAATCATATTCGTCTCTCAATTTGAAAGATGGACTATTCAATTTTTCATAAACTTTTTTTGTTATTCCAAAACAAGCTGGAGCAGCATAAACAAAATTAGGAGTTCTAGTTTGATTTACCTGTTCAACACCTATAATAGAATTATCATCTGAAATTTGATCAACTATATATTCATATAATTTAGGTTTTAATGGAATGCAATCAATATCAAAAAATATTAAGATATCAAAATCTAAACTTTTTATTTTTTGATCCATCCAATCATGATGAAATGATAAATCTGTAAATTCTTGGTTCAATTCCATATTAAATGTATCAAAAACTTGCTTTTGACATTCAACAACTCTTTCAGGAATATTATTCATATAACAAGAAAAAACCTGTACATTTCTACCATTAATTTCCATAAACTATCAAATAATCAACGCCTTTTTTAGTGATAAATATTTTTTCTCCATCATCAAAAATTTCCATTTTATCTGGAATAATATTCCATTCTTTTAATTTTTTAACTAAAAATAATTCATTTTTTCTTCTATCAGAATTTGTCCATTGACGATTTCCTGATTTATGATCAAAATAAAGATGATAAATTTTAACTTGTGGTATAACAATTAAATCATAACCTTTTCTAAATATATTATAAGTAAATACTGTTTCTTCTCTATGAGATGATGGCGACATTTCTAAAGGATAATCATCAGCAACAATTCTATTAAAAAAATAATTAGAATATAAATGCTCTACTTTTTTTATATCTTTTGATTGTTCGTGAACCATTTGAATATTAAATTCTGAATAAATGTTTTCTATTTTAGAATAATATCCATTTTCTTCCTTCGGCCTTTTATCAGGATTATCTTTATAAAATGAATATAAATATTTATCTATAATAATACCTGACATTGCACCAATATTAGGCTTAATATTTTTAACTAATATTTCTAATGTATTACTAGATAAAATATTATCATCATCTGTTTTAAAAACCCAACCATCTTCTATATTTTCTAGTCCTATCTGAAGAGCTGGTACAGCTCCTTTACATTGACCATAAAAATAATCAAATTCAATATTTTTTTCTTTGAATAAAACTAAAATATTTTTTAATATTTGAAAATCATAAAATTTTTTTTGTTTACTATCATCAATCAAAACTACTCTATATGGAGAGTAGGTTTGACTGAAAATTGACATTAAACAAAGTGGTAAAGTTGTTTCGTATCTATCACAAGTTGTCAACAGAATAGTAACTTTATTCTTCTTCATATATTCTAAGAACTTCTTTTACAACATCTTCTGGTTCAGGTAAATAATCATATAATGTTTTACCTTCTGGAATTTTATCAATAGTATCTGTATAAAATTCTGTATGTCTTATTTCAAGATCATCTAGTAGTAAAGATTTTTGCATTGCTCTTGTTTTATAAGATTGTGTGCCATTTCTAAATGGTAGTATATGCTCAGCATGTTTACAAGTTGGCATAACGACAATCCAATTATCAAATGCGCCAGCAATATGTAAAGGTGATGAATCGTTAGTTACAAGCACCTTTGATAATGATATAAGAGCAATAAGTTCACCTAATGTTGTTATATCTCTGAAATCATAACCACCTGGGGGGCAAGTAACTGGAAGATAACCTTGTTTTTCATCAATTGTTTTACCAATAAGAACTACTGACAATTTTTCAGATAAGCCGTCAATCACTTTTTGCCACCACTCAATTGGAAATGTTTTACTTGGCCACCATTTTCCTGGATGAACAAGTACCATTTTTTTATCATGTGGCTTATCTTTCATCATATCAATAACTGATGCAACATCTTCAACATCAAGTTTAAGTTTAATAGTTTTGTCTTCGTTTGGAATAGTTCTTTTTATCATTGACATTGTTGCAAAATCTGTTGGATGAAAAAGAACGTGTGATAATTTATGTTCAGTTTGCTCATCATCTGGGCAAGTATGCATTGTGATTACAGCATCTTGCATACCTTTCCATTGATCATAATCGAAAACTGGCATATCAAGATGTTCAAACAATCTTGGAAAATGAGTAACAACAAATATGTTAGCATCTGGATATAATTTTTCAGTATATCTAATTGCTGGTTCAGCACAAAGTTGGTCTCCCATACCTGCAGTTACAGATATTAATATATTTCTTTGATAATTATATTCTGGTGAGTCTATTTTCCATTGTTCAATATCTTTTTTTAGAACATCTAAAAGAATTTCTTTTGGTGCACCAGCATAATGAACAATATATGAATCAAGTCTTGAAATTCCCATAAATTTATCTAACATATCCATCCTATTAAATTTATATTCAAGATCAAACATGTCAATTTTATCGTTAATAATTCTAAGATTAATAAATGGCTGGTCTGTTTCAACAAAATCAAAACCTCTTGGCAACTTAAAAATCTGTTTATGCATTCTAGATATTACCATAACACCAGAATTATAAAATGTACCATTCCATTTTTTTACTTTTATTGGTTCTTTATAATATTCTGATGCTTGTTCTATATATTCAAATCTTGGTGAAAAACGACCCTCATTAAACATCCCTAACTTATTTTCAGGAACAATATCAAAAATATTTGGGGTGTCTTCTCTAATAATAAGATCAATATCTAAGTATAATATTCTTTTATATTTATTTAAAAGCTCGTGAATATGAAACTTATTCCATTTTTGAGTGATATAATTTGTATCATGTTCTGTGATATTTAAAAAATCAGCATTTATTTTTTTTGCATATTTTTTAATTGATGGTAACGTGGTAATGCTTAAATTTTCATAAAAGGCGCCAATTGAGATAGTTAAAACTAAATTGTCTTTTTGTAACATAATTAATATATTATTTTTATTTATTGTATAATAAAAAAAAATAATTGTTTAAAATTTTAAAATTTTAAACATAATAATTGTTGACATCAAAAGAAACTTTAAATAAAAGAAACTTTAAGAGGAGTATAAGTAGTAATATTGTTTCCTAGTTCACCGTGATAATTATAACCCCAACCCCAAACTTGACCATGATTATCTATTACTATATCATGATTCCATCCTTGTGAAATTTTACAAAATGTTTTTTTAGCACCATGTATTGATACTGGTGTACATTGATTTATTATTGAATTATTTCCAAGTTGACCATAATTATTATAACCCCAACCCCATATTTGACCATGATTATCTATTCCTATCGTAGATTCACCAAAACTACCAATTCTACAAAATGTTTTTTTAGCACCTTGTATTGATACTGGTGTACATTGATCTATTGTTGAATTATTTCCTAATTGACCGTATATGCCACGTCCCCAGCTCCAGACTTGACCATAATTATCTATTCCAATAGTAGATAAAGCTTTAGGACGAATTTCACAAAAGGTCTTTTTTGTACCTTGTATTGATACTGGTGTACATTGATCTATTGTTGAATTATTTCCTAATTGACCATAATTATTATAACCCCAACCCCAAACTTGACCTATATTATCTATACCAAGCATAAAATTTAATCCGGCACAAATTTTACAAAATGTTTTTTTAACACCGTGTATTGATACTGGTGTATGTTGTTCTGTGCTTGTATTATCTCCTAATTGACCCTTTCTATTATAACCCCAACACCACACCTGTTCATTTTTATCTATTCCTATTGAAAAATTTTGTCCGAAACTAATTTTACAAAATGTCTTTTTTATGCCGTGTATTGATACGGGTGTACAATGAATCCCCACTGAATTATCGCCTAATTGACCATAACTATTATAACCCCAACCCCATACTTGGCCATGATTATCTATTCCTATTGACCCGGCGACAATTTCACAAAATGTCTTTTTAGCACCTAATATTGATACTGGTGAATATTTAACTATTGTTGAATTATTTCCTAATTGACCAAAACTATTATAGCCCCAACCCCATACTTGACCATTTTTATCTACTCCTATTGAAAATTTATCTCCACCACTAATTTCACAAAATGTCTTTTTAACCCCGGATATTGATACTGGCGTACACTTATTTAGCATAATACCTAATTGACCGGCATCATTAGCACCCCAACTCCAAACTTGACCAATATTATCTACTCCTAGTGAAAATCTATCTCCACCACTAATTTCACAAAATGTTTTTTTTGTACCATGTATTGACACTGGTGTAAATTCTATTATTTGTGAATTATTTCCTAATTGACCATTGAAATTATAACCCCAACCCCAAACTTGACCTCCATTATCTATACCCATTGTAAAGTTATATCCAGATGATATATTACAAAAAGTTTTTTTTGTACCTTGTATTGATACTGGTGTACATTTATTTATTATTGAATTAACACCCAATTGACCATTATTATTATAACCCCAACCCCAAACTTGACCTCTATTGTCTATACCCATTGTAAAATACGTGTTAGTAGAAATTGTACAAAATGTTTTTTTTGTACCTTGTATTGACACAGGTGTACATTGTTGTGTTTGTGTATTATCTCCTAGTTCACCAAAAGTATTATAACCCCAACCCCAAATTTGACTATTTTTATCTATTCCTATTGTATGATATTGCCCAGTACTAATTTTACAAAATGTTTTTTTTGTACCATGTATTGACACTGGTGTACATTCTCTTATTTGTGAATTATTTCCTAATTGACATTGATAATTAGCACCCCAACCCCAAACTTGACCTCTATTATCTATACCCATTGTATGAGACCAAGTATCAATTTTACAAAATGTTTTTTTAACACCGTGTATTGATACTGGTGTACATTTATTTATTGTTGAATTATCTCCCAATTGACCAGTAAAATAATTATAACCCCAACCCCAAACTTGTCCATTTTTATCTAATCCTATTGTAGTATATTGACCGGCAACAATATTTAAAAATGTTTTTTTAGTGCCTAATATTGAAACTGGCACTTGTTTATTAATTATCGAATTATCACCAACTTGTCCATAAGTATTATACCCCCAACCCCATGTTAAATTATTACCATAAAAAATTGAATAACCATTTCCTGCAGCAATTAAATAAATAGAAAGCTGACAATAATTCCTAAAGTTTAATAATTGATTTTTAGAACCAACATAACTTGGATCAAAAGTTCCAGTTGCATCAACAAAAGCAGATACTAAGTTTCTTCCAACATTAATATCACTATAAACTTCAGTTGTTACATCTTGAAAAGTAAATGTTGTCGTATTTGGTACTGACATTTATTTATTTTTTAATTTCTTAATTTCTTCTTTTAGTGAAGCAATTTCGTATATTAATAAGTCAATATACGCGACTTTTAATTTACCATCTTCAGCAGTTCTTACTAATTCAGGATGGGTCTTTTGTAATGTTTGAGCAATGACACCATATCTGGTTATATTTGGTTCTGTTTTTAATTCAAAAGATTTATATTCTATTTCAATTGGGGTTAAATCAATTGGTTTTATTTTTGTTTTATCTCTCTTATCTGAACTTAAAATAAAGTTGGTTGCTGTTACAGAACTTGAAAAAGTTGCATTATAATTATTATCAATAGTCATTCCACCAATCCAAGTTCCAGTTGAATCAATCATTCCAATTCGTGACCATCTATCAGAAGTACTATTATTTGCTTTAAATTGCACAGCACCACCATAATAACCATTCGAAATAGTTCTTATATTACTGTAATTATCATTTAAATTTAAATTTCCACTAACAGTTACAGTTGTTCCATCATCAGTCATTATAGAATTACCCACAGTTGAAACACTTGTGAATTTAACAACTGTATTATTTGTACCTGACACCGTTACAGAAGTACCACTTGTACCATTAGCACCATTATTTCCAGAACTACCTGATGTTCCAGAACTACCTGATGTTCCTCTTGTCCCTGATGTACCATTTGTACCTGAACTACCTGAACTACCTGAACTACCTGAACTACCATTTGCACCTGAACTACCTGAACTACCATTTGCACCTGAACTACCTGAACTACCATTTGCACCTGAACTACCTGAACTACCTGAACTACCATTTGCACCTGAACTACCTGAACTACCATTTGTACCTGAACTACCATTAGTTCCAGATGTACCATTTGTTCCAGAACTACCAGATGTTCCAGAACTACCAGATGTTCCTCTTGTTCCTGATGTACCATTTGTGCCTGAACTACCTGAACTACCATTAGTACCTGATGTACCATTTGTGCCTGAACTACCTGAACTACCATTAGTACCTGATGTTCCATTTGTGCCTGAACTTCCTGACGTACCGTTAATTCCAGAACTTCCAGAACTACCTGATAAAGCTTTATTTAATTGAACAATATTATTATTGGAATCAACACCTAAAAGTAAAGTTGCGGTATTATCAGTAATTAACCTAGCAGCCATTAAATTATCTATTGATGCCTGTTTTAAAATTAATGCAGTATTTTTAATATATGATGATCCAGGTAATTCTTGTGCTGAATGATAATACCATGTCTCATCACCAGTTACAGAATATGGACAACCAGATATTGTTGAAGTTAATTTTACTATTGAAAACCTTTTAAAATCATAAACAGATGCCATTTCTATTATAGTAACATATAATCTAGCGGAATCACTACTAAACGTTGCATCATTCCTAATAGAAAATGGTTGAATAGTAGAACCAGAATTATAATCATAACTTGAAGTATAATGTGTTGGATTATAAAAAGTTAATCCACCAGTATTATTAGTTGCACTATCTACTATAACATTTATTTTATAAGAATCAACCTCTCTTACATCTGATCCCCAAATACAATTATTAAAAGTGGCATATCCACCAGAAATTCTTAAATAATATGATCCAGTGGTTGTATAAGCTATGTTATTAAACACCGGATTCGTAAATACAACAGCATTAGATCCAAAATTTAAATTCTTAGTTGTTATAGCTTCTATTTTTATTGCTATAGTGTTACCTGAAAATATTCTATTTTGTGTAAAGGTGATAGCACTTAATATTATAATTTTATAAGGTGTGGTAGATGGTGCCGCTGTAGCCCAAGCATTAACTAATTCTTGCTCCGTACTAGCTGTTAATTGAGTCTCTGGTGTCGTTGGACTTATTCCAGAACTACCTGACGTGCCATTCGTTCCTGACGTACCATTTGTACCAGTTCCTGATGAGCCTGAGGTACCATTAATACCTGAGGTACCATTAATACCTGAGGTACCATTAATGCCTGATGTACCATTAATGCCTGATGTACCATTAGTCCCAATTCCAGATGAACCTGATGATCCATTAGTACCAGATGTACCATTAGTAGCAGAAGAGCCTGAAGTTCCTGATGTACCATTAGTAGCAGAAGAGCCTGAAGTTCCTGATGTACCGTTAGTAGCAGAAGAGCCTGAAGTTCCTGATGTACCGTTAGTTCCTGAAGTTCCTGAAGTTCCTGATGTACCGTTAGTTCCTGAAGTTCCTGATGTGCCGTTAGTTCCTGAAGTTCCTGAAGTTCCAGATGTGCCGTTAGTTCCTGATGTGCCAGAACTTCCTGATGTGCCAGAACTTCCTGATGTGCCAGAACTTCCTGATGTGCCAGAACTTCCAGAACTTCCTGATGTACCATTAGTTCCTGATGTGCCATTAGTACCAGAACTTCCTGACGTACCAGAAGAGCCAGAACTACCTGAAGATCCTGAACTACCTGATGATCCAGAAGTTCCATTTTCAACATAAGATATAACAAGATTATGATTCAATAAGAATAATGTAGAATTAGATGCAACCCATGTAACACTAAATTCAAACCAAGAGCCGTGATCAATTCCATTATTCAATTCAAAAATTACAAAATTATCATAATTCACATTATCATAAATTCTAATTCTTGATATTCCATTAGTATTTAAACTACTCAACCAACCATCAACATAAATATTATTACCATTAAATTCACTAATATAAATTTTTGAAACGTTCCAAAAATTTATATCATTATCAAATTTTAAATATGTATAACCTGGATCAGAATGAGTTATACCTGTTAAAAATTTATAAGGCTGACTATCACCACCAAAAACACCAGATGATCCAGATGAACCGCTAGTTCCTGATGAACCAGATGAACCTGATGATCCATTAGTACCTGAACTACCTGAGCTACCTGAACTACCAGATGTACCATTACCAGCTTCTGTGTAAGTTAGAACTATATTTTCATTTAATGTAAATGTGCCATTTGAATCCACAATTGATACTATTAAAGTACACCATGATGCGGACCATTGAGTAATAGAATTTAATGTGAACACATAAAAAATATTTGAATTAATTCTATCAAAAATTCTAATTCTTGACATACCATGATCATTTAAAGTATTAAGCCAAGACTCTATATTTACATTATCACCATTAATATCACTAATATAAATTTCTGTTGGATTACTAACATCATTAAATTTCAAATATGAAAATCCAGGATTAGAAGCTGTATTACCAGTTAAAAAAGTATATGGTTGGCTATCTCCGCCAAAAATACCATCTATACCTGAACTACCTGAGCTACCAGATGTTCCAGCAAAAGTTTTTAAAATTAAATTAACATCTGATACACCACCAACAAACCAATACTCAATAATATCAGCACTACTAGCTTTTAAACCTACTGTTAAACCTTCATATCTATACGCACTAATTAAAAATGATAACGCAGCACTCTTACAAATATCTATAGTTGAACCTATATATGGTCCATATTTAGTATCTACAGGTGCTGTTGTTTTTGATAATATATTATCGGATAAATTTATTGCCATTTTTATATTCTGTTTTTTATATCACTCTTATATCTGTCGAGCCTAATGATGTAATTTTATGTGCTACATATATTTTAAATGATGCGGTCCATAATCCATCAGGACTTATTATTGATAAGTTTACTGGAGCTTCAAATAAATCATTAGAGTCAATACCAATATTTCCACTATTCAAAGCATTTTCATACCATTTTGTTTTTGTTGTAAATCCATTAAATACAGCAAACCAAGGCCATTCATTTACCGCAGCAAAATTCATATTTATTGTTCCACCTCCACTTGCTACCACTTTAGTATAACCAATACCCGTTTGAATTATTGTTACGATATCTGAAGCTGTTTTTACACTTGATTCTTTACCATAAAAATATGGATACCAACCATTTATTATTATATTATTAGATGCAAATCCAGTTGAACTACTTTGTGTTGCATTAATACTTCTAACTGCTGGTGTTCTAACATCATTTGATCCCTTATTATCCTTTTTTACTAAACCTGAATTATATGATCCAGTTCCATTATATATAGTTATACTTGGACTTTCACCAGCAGTTATTGGTATCGTATAATTATCAGTATAAATTAAAGTATATTTATAATTAGGATTATTATTATCAACATAACCAAATTGTGCTGCTATATCTGGTTGTGATGTTATTGTTGGTGATGATGATCCTATTTGAGATGTACTATTTCTAAATATTGTCAATAATGTAAATGAACCTGCATCATTTTTAGTACCAGATAATGTTAAAATAGGACTAATAATAGATCCAACTTCATATGAATATATTAAAGGATTTGGTGTTATTATTATTGTTGGTAATGTATATGTTGGTTGAACCGTTGGAAAAAGTAAATCACTAAATAATCCTACAAGTGTTTTATTCATTAAGCTACCAGCCGTTGTTCCAGCCGCTATTCCACCGACTGTTACCGGCATTTGTAATCCACTATCTAATGTTGCATTAAATATAGTTTGTGCAGAAAGAGATGTATATTCTAATCCAGTATTAGGAATAAATTGTAAATTAGTTCCGTCTTTTCCGTTTGTCCCGGAACTTCCTGATGTTCCATTAGTTCCAGAAGTTCCAGACGTACCATCATTTCCAATACCATCTGTACCATCTATACCTGAACTACCAGATGTTCCATTAATTCCAGAACTTCCTGATGTTCCGTTAGTGCCTCGAATACCAGAACTTCCAGAGGTTCCTGAACTACCTGATGTACCATTAATACCAGAACTACCTGATATACCATTAATACCAGAACTTCCAGAGGTTCCTGATGTACCATCGCCTCCAGCAGCGCCATTCAAATTTGTCACCCAACTCGATGCAGTTCCACTTCCAATTATATCAGTAATATAAAATGTTAATTCTCCTGTTAAAAAAGCATAAGACTCTACATAACCAAGTACCGCATTTCCTGTAGTTGACACTATAATATTCTGATAAACTGAATATGACAATCCAGTTGTTGTTGTTATAATTTGTGTCAATCCAGTTGATAAAATAGAAAGATTGAGGGTATCAAAAGAAACACCTCTATATAAATCTGATATTCCTCTTATTCCTGAACTTCCTGATGTACCATTAGTTCCAGATGTACCATTAATTCCAGATGTACCTGATGTACCATTAATTCCAGATGTTCCAGCAAAAGTTTTTAAAATTAAATTTTCATCGGCTATTCCACCAACAAACCAATATTCTATAATATCATCACTATTTACTTTAAGTCCAACAGTCAAACCTTCATAACGCCATGATAAATCTAAATATAACAGACAATTATCAATTGTATCATTTAAAGTAGGACCTAAATATGGGCCATATTTAGCATCTGCTGGTTTTGTGGTTTTAGATAGTATATTATCAGATAAATTTATTGCCATTTTATATTTTTATTTTTTAAATCATCGTATATCTGTTAAACCTAATGTTGTTACAGATTGTGCAACATATATTTTAAATGTTGTAGTCCATAATCCATCTGGACTTATTATTGATAATATTGTTGGAGCAGAAAATAAATCTGTTGGTAATAATCCAATATCACCATTATTAAGTGGATTTGTAGAATCTGTCCATTTTGTTTTTGTCGTAAATCCATTAAATACAGCAAACCAAGGCCATTCGCCAACAGCAGCAAAATTCATATTTATTGTTCCACCACCACTTGTTACTACTTTGGTATAACTAGAGCTTCCTGAACTACCTGAGCTTCCTGAACTACCTGATGTACCTGATTGAATTATTGCTACAATATCTGAAGCTAATTTTTGGCTTGATGTTTTACCATAAAAATATGGATACCAACCATTTATTGTTATATTATTAGATATAAATCCAGATAAACTACTTTGTGGAGCATTAATACTTCTAACTGCAGGTGTTCTATTATCATAAATACCCTTATTATCTCTTTTAGGTATACCAGAATTATAATTCACTGATCCATTATATATGGTAGTACTTGGATTTTCACCAACAGCTATTGGTATTGTATAATTTAAATCTGTTGTGCTTAAAGCATATTTATAATTAGGATTATTTTCATCAGAATAGCCAAATTGTGGTGATATATTTCCCTGTAATGTAATAATTGGTGATGATGTTGTTCCTATTAGACTACTATTTCTATATATATTTAATAATATAAATGAGCCAGCATCATTTTTGAGTCCAGATAATATTAAAATAGGACTAATTACAGATCCAATCTCTTGAATTAAACCAATTGAACTTGATATACCGATTACTGGTATTGTATATGTTGATAGTATTGTAGGAAAAAGTAGAGCGTCTACTATTTGTACTAATGATTTTCCGGCTAAACTACCAGCTGTTGTTCCAGCTGATATTCCACCAACACTTGTTGGTACAGTTAATGATGAATTTATAGTAGTATTATAAATTGTTTGTGCAGAAAGTGAAGTATATTTAAGACCAGAATTTGGAATAAATTCTAAATTCGCACTGGAACCTCCTCCAGTAGGATCATTATCCATTAAGATTCTTCGTATAGAAGAATCTGTTCTTATCCACAATTTTTCATCTACTTCATTAAGAAATAATTCTCCAACATAAACATCAGTTGGAGCCCATGCTGGAGTTGAAGTATGATCATCATTAGGTGCTGTTGTTGCACTTAATGTAGGTATATCTGTTCTCTTTATTATAATTCTAGCATTTTTATCAAGCTTAGCCATTTAAATTAAAAAATTGTTTTTTCTTTATATATAATTTTTATATTTTCATTTTTATTAAACGCTATTAAGTCCGCCATTTATCACATTATATAATAATGCTGGAGTATTTACTGGAACGACAGAATTTAGACCATCATCAAACACCTCACCACTTGGATAGTCATCAGTATCAATCAAAATGTTCCAATCATATAAATAAATTGTCTCACCTGAAATAATATTATTTTGTATATTATTAGAATTTAATATTGAATTTAATGGTACTGGTAATCTACTTTTTCCATCTGAACCAATAAAAACT